CTGATCCATGTAGTCCAAGTCATTCCAGTTATTGAATCCGTCACCTACCTTCATTCTCTTATTGGTTAGGTCTAGGCCTATTTCGCCCTGTCGTAGGGCAGGATTGATGGACTCCCATTGCTCCGCAGTATCGCGCCTTTGCAAGATGCGTCTTAATTCTGCCATTATGCTCCTCCTCCATCGATATCCAATGCCTCCAAGTGTACGGTGTCCGCAACGCCACCATCTATTACAGCCCCGATCAATTCGGGAGGCTCTGCAATCCATTGGTTCGTAAGACTGTTGTACTGGAGTACACCTAGGTTAACTGGGTTCGGGTTTACATCTAATAAACTCAGCAGAGTCTTATCGGCTATTTGCTTCTTAACTTGTGCAAGCCTTCTGCCTATCTCTGTGAGTATATTCTGCATCTCGTATATTGTAACCTATTTATATATGTAACGCACTAAGAAAATTATTGCAATGCAGCAAGAAAGTCCTCGAGTGCTTTTTCAGCATCGAAGGTAGATGTATCTCTTTGGGTTATCACAATGTCTGCCCCTGCACTAGGTGCATTTGTAAATGTTAATGTGTTTCCTGCTAAACTCACTTGGTAGTCAGATAGTGGATCCTGAACCAAACCATTAATGCTCACATCGTAGTTTGCTTCAGAGTCACTAGTCATATCAAAGCCTACAGTATATGAGGTTACCCCAGTGGCAGTTATTTGATCTGTAGGCATTACAGAGGAATCATCCTGCAAATCTGTTATCTGATCTTGTATCTCATTAAATTGCTCAGAGTTTCGATAAATGGATAAGTCCACAACTCTTTCAAGCTCTACTGCATCTTGCTTACGATTTACTTTCTCAGTTAATCTTGTAAGCACTTCAGGTAAATTGTTTTGACCCTCCTTAAATGCTACATTCATTTCGTAGCGAACACGACCACTCTGTTTCCTACGAGCCACTTTGTACTACCTCCGATGTCAGCTTGGTTCTTACACCTGAAACCTCTACAGTTCTACCTAATATTTTGAATGGCTGGTCTATACCTCTGAGGGTAATCACATCCTGGAAGTAATTACCCTGTGCAAATAATGGTATCATAACCTCATTACTTAAATCCTCCAGCTCTTGCTCTACTTCCTCTACCTCGGTTTGCTGGGTTGTGCTGAATGTAGATAGTTTTACATTAGCAATAACGGCGGTATCTGTGAACTCATCTTCAACATAACCACCAGCCACATAGGTAGAATAGTCAAATATGTCCGACATATGTAGTGCATATGACCTCATTTTCTTCTCCGAAAACTTGTCTTGCAGGTCGGTTTTCCCAAACTTTAATGTACATGGATAATCTAATCCATTTCTAGAGAACTCTCTATATGGCCCACGATCCACTTCGCTTGAACCATATCCATATCTTACAATTCTTGCCCCATAAAAATAAGTCTTACCTGCCTCAGGAGTAAAGTTTTCTGAATCAATAAACTTCTCAGGGGAGTAGGATATTGTGCCATCAGAATTAATAGTTTTAGCACATAGATGTGTACCCATTATAAATCTTCGACTATTGATGGCATCAGTAGGAAATAATGCAGTCATTGCAGTCATTGCAAAATCTACCTGGGAGATAGTGCCTTGTAGCAAATCGTAACCAATCATGCCCCAATCCAATACAAGCGAAGTTTGATCTGCCACATAACCTATCGGGGCAGTAGTTAAAATCTCTTGCGTCATTGGATTCTCAGCAGAATAAACATATTCGATTTCTGCATTAGATATAAGCCTCCAAAACTCAGGCCCATTCATATATTGTGGGAATGGGATAGGCTCTATAGATGCAGGGCTTACAACAAACACACCATTAAATCCGGCAAACATCTGTCGTTGCTCATCAATATTTATAACGGTGTGCCTAAAGTCTGCCACACGCTCACCCTTATATCTCTCCTCATAGTAGAAAGCAGTATACTTATCCCCTCTACTTATAGAAAGATACCCCGTCTGTCTGTAAACCATCAACTTATCACCAAGCTTAGACATCCGCAAGATACGCGACCCATCCTCAGGGAAAGCAATTGAATCAGATGACTCTCTTACCATTTCAAGCTCTGGGCTAAAAGTGTCGGGTTCTTTAAGTAATATAAAACTAGCTTTATCACCAACAGCTACATTCTGTGTGCTACCAGCTTGCTCATCTCCAGTACTTGTGACAACGCCATCCGAAGTGTTATTGTAAGCTCCTTGTAATACAATAAAGGTCTTACCCATTATCCAGTTCGAATTTAAAGAAACAATATCTGCATCGTAAACCTTTGTTACTCCAAGTGAATCAGTTACCGTCATGCGTATTGAGTCGCCTGCAATAAATGTAGAATGAGAGTAATCTAAAGCAGCTAACTCAGACTCTGTGAAGTAGTAATATGGATTATGTGTAAAACTCTCATATCCCGAGGATCCTGTCTCACGAGTCCCACCAAGAGGATAATCTAAAGTAAGGGTGATAATTGCACCATTACTCATTGCATGAACCTTAGCATCGTAGTTCTGCCCAAAAAGATTTGGTGCTGCCCTAGCCTCACGCTGATCATCTGCCAGCCTCCAGGACGAAAACTCTATTATGTGTGGGACTTTATAAGTTGTTACATAATCATCATAATCATAAAAGAACTCAGGAATGTCATAGGGAAAATTTGCAGCACCCATGAAATAACTGAAGTTGTTTTCGATGGTTTCATCAAAGTACTCAACGTCAGCAATAAAAAGCCTACCATCAAACTCTGATATTGTGCCTACTCTAACAATGCCCCTCTCTCTAAGTGAGAATAATGGGAAAGCACAGGGCCAACCGTCTCGGTAAAACAAAGGTAAATCTACACCATTATTCATGATGCAATAACCATCAATAGTAACAACCTCCCAACGAGTTGCCTCTAGATTATATTTATTTGCGATGCCTTGCTTTGTAGGACTGTAGCCTATTTTGTCTAAATTAAATAGACCTTCGGCAATCAGTACCCACTCCTTGGTATCCTCTTTAAATCTGTATATTTTATCTCTACAAGCTGCAACTAGAACCTTTACACCCTCTGACTCGAATTGATGTAACATACGAATAGGAGCATCAGAACTATCTAGCTTAGATACTTCTGATCCACCCACACTAAAGTTACTCCAACCCTCTCGTCTAACTTCCCCATCCGTTTCTCTGCGGAAGTTAATCTTCTCTACATAATTATTAGCACCAGCAGTATCTTGTGAATTAGATCCTGATATTAGGTTTCCACCATCTGGCACCATCAATGAGTAGTGCTTGTATGCTTTTTTCGCCATTATGGGAAAATATACCCTGCTTGTGCATATGCTGTATTCTCAAGTGTCTCAACTCTGTCGAGTAAACCTTGGTAGGCTGCAGTAAGACTATTATTAGATGCAACAAGATTATTATAAGTAGTCTGAAAGGTATCAAGATTAGACTGGAAAGTAACATCTTGCGCTTCAAGTGCAGTTGCTCGACCCTCTAAGCTAGTAGCTCGTGACTCTAAAGTGGTTGCCCTACCCTGCAATGCAGTAATATCAGAATCATTTGTATCTATCTGACCCTGTACGATTCCAATCTGATTTGTAAGTTCTACTGCAGCATCTGAATCATTACTAACGATATGATCTTGCAGTTCTTTTAGCGTATCATACGCAGCACCTGCACCATTTAACAAATTATCAATCTTAGTGTCGGTGTATGTATTTGAATCTAACTCAGCTTGAGTAATTGCAGAGGCATTACTCGATGTCTCTTGCAATGCTTCAGCTCTAACCGAAGCCAACTCTGCAAGCACATGCGATTGTGATGAGGCTATGGATGCAGAAGCATTAATTTGTACTTGGTCAATATTACCTTGAAGTGTAATTCTGCCAAGCTCAGCAGTTACTCTATTGGATTCAACCGTGCTATTTGTGTTGCCTATTGAGACTTCAACTTCTGCTCTTGTTGATGCAATTAATGATCTAACAGCATCGTCTTTAGCAACCTCCTCAGCCCTAACATTAGATATACTGACCTTAACCTCATTAGATGCAATATCAATTAACGGCTGCGTAATGCTCACCACCGTGGGATTAAATAAACTGATTTGATCTGTTCTCCACCTAGCTACATGAAACTTCTGATCTACCTCATCCTTATCATAGAAGTTATCAAACAATACTGCTTCTAAATTAAGGGTAACCTTATTCTCGTCAATTAATGCTTGAGTCTCAGCTGGCGTCATGAACAGCTCATCAAGTCCCGTTATTTCGCTTGCCTGATGCCCATGCACTTCAGCTGCATACTTTGGCACATCATCGAGTGTAATAAAATTAGCTATTGAAACCTTCGTTGCATACTCGTCATGGAAATGCACCTCGGGTGCTTTAGAGTTTGCTAGCTCTTCTAGTTGAGTCTCTCTAGTATTTAAATCAGCAATTGTTGCGAAAGTGCTAGGTAATTGATCGACCTTGTAATTAGTGTCATCCCACTTTGCATCAAGCATCACTTCGTGTGCATCAAAGTTTGCTTGCAATGTTGACATCTGAGTTGTCAGTTCTGCATCTTTTGCAACCCTCTCAGATGACATCTGTGTAATGCTTGCATTTAAGGTGTTAGATAGCACTGCGTCTGCATCTTGCATCTCTGCCGTAGATGGATGTGTACCCATGTAGTCATCTAGCTCTTGCTTTGTTTGGTCAGCTAGTGATTGCAATGCTGCCATCGTTGTCTGTATAGCAGAAACAGATTCGCCGGAAGCCAATGCTCCGCTATTAACGTCATCTGTTAAGTGAGCTAAACTATCAATTAGTGTTGCAAAGGATGACTCACCAATTCTCTGACCAGCTGAGAAGGATGATTTTAACTGAGTGCGACTAGCCATATTATCCTCCTAAAAGGAATCCTCCACCTTGGTCGAGAGACTCGACTGGATTCTGTGTTGAAAGCACCTCGGGCTTATTAACGGCAATTTTCCGCCTTTCCCTTTGGTAATTTTGTAAGTTGGTCTGTGCTTGCGATGCGTCATCATTTACGTCCTTCATAAAATGATACTTCACAAAGTAGTGAACGGCCAAGGCCGCATCGTCACCTAAGTTGGTTTTATAAGATTTTTGTTCTGCTGTAGCCTCAAATAAAGGTTTATATACATACTCTTGGTTATAAAGTATGCTTAATGTCTCATTATCCACTAAGACTGGAGCAGTATAAAATTGACCCCTGTCAAAACTAATCTTTCCAGGGTAAGTAGCTGATCTTTTAGAATGCCCACCATCAAATATTGTGTGCCTCTTGTACGCAGGGTAAATATGAAGCCTATAATACTTTGATGTATCACCATCATCTTCTGGTAACTGCCTCAAGACTACATCGAGTATTCTTGCTGACTCTACATCGAATTGACCAATCATACATTGCTTTTCACCATGCAACTCTAGCTCATCCTTACTAAACGACTCTTCCATGGGAGTTGTTCGTAGCTCAGGGATATACGCCATAAGGTCACGAACGCCTGCTACGACCATACGATCACGGAACTTTTCTACTCCACGACCCTTTCTTAAACCATCGACTAGTAAGAGGTCATTGACCGTATCGTTAAATTCTTGCCAAGTCTTCATTTCCGGCCTCCTGGGGTGAAGTAAAATCCAAGTACCATAGGGGCGAGAACGATCACGAAATAAGCGCTTAAATGTCCAGTGGTAACCATAATGGCCTGCTGTTTAACAGGAAATGTGATGAGTCCAAAGAGGAACTCGGTTGCTCCTTCTCCTGTGGGGTTACTGAGGGTAATGATTTCTTGGCTGGGGAAAAGGGTGCAAAGTATGATTGTTGCCGACAAGGTGGAGACGAGGACGAGTGCGAGCAACCTCCTTGTGGCACGAGTGAAAGCCCCACCAGGACCGCTATTAAGTTGTTCTTGAAATTTAAGTGCAAATTCATTTCCTCTAGCCTCCCTAGCTAATTCTAATTCAAATTTTTGTTGGCGACTATCAGCTACAGCACCAAACACCCCTTTTAAAACTGAACCCAAAGCTGCTGAACCGCCAGCAGTAAAGAACATTGTTACTAGCTCGATCATCTATTAACTCCCTCCACCTTGTCTCTTAACCTATCTAGCTCTTTCTCAAGGTACTTGAGTCTCTCGAATTGCTGATGGTCTGATGTGATCGGTGAATCTTGCATTTCAACTAAATGATCAAGGTCTGCCTTGGCTTGCTCAGTAAACTTCTCTATATGCATAACTCTTGCAGATAAATCGCCCAGAAGTGTAGACTCATGCTGTACCCTACCCATCTGCATCTCCATGCTAGACATTCGGTTTGTAAGCTCACCCCAAAGCCAGACCCCACTAGCCACCGCTAGAATTAGTTTCCCAGCAAAAGCAGCATTGGTTTTCAACTGAGTGGACTCAGAAAAAGATGCCTCTGACTCATTTTTAGTCATCTTGCCCGAAATCTATGATCTGTAGTAACCGCTTACCTGACCATCTACCTTAAACTCATCTAAGCTCTTAGTACAGAAATACTCCTTGGTTGTGCCTGCAATTAGGGTTTCACTAAAGTTATTAGCTTTGAAAACCTCGAACGAATCTATTTGTTGGACACCCCCACCTTCTGAAGCAAAACCTATTACATATGTGCTTAGGTTATCTATCTCGTCTAAAAGCCCTGCACCAATTGAGGTGTATGTCTCCCCTGATGCGATTAGAGATACAAACGCACCTGCTTCGTAGCGATCAACTTGGATGGTAAAATCACTATTTACACGTCGTATTATTGCTCTGTGCCAGACATTAAGCTGTATGTCAGCAGAAGAAGCTGGCTCGAACTCAGTTTCGCCAACACGCGCTTTTATGGATAGATCGGGTTTAATCCTAATAGCAGCAGCAGGGAAATTAATATCTATACTAGCTTTCTTGGTGTAGACACCTAATGGCTGTAAATCATCCTGTATGCTTTTGATTTTAAATAATACGGTATAATTAAGCTCAGGTGATAAAGGTACAACTGGTACAGTTGCATAAGCAGAAGATCCTGCTTCGTAACTTAACTCAACTACTTGGCTATCCCCAAAGGGTGTCGTTTGCATGTTAGTATCGATTCTAACAGTGGGAGAATCAGGTGCGATGCCAACGGTTTCTTCATCAAAGTACCTAGAGAAGACCAATACTTTTTGCTCGACCAGTATGTTATTACTAGTGGCATTTGTCATGCGAAATGACTTTGCAGTAATGGATGGCAAATGATCGTTATCAGCCTCGTAAGGCCCATGCACAGAAGGGTGTTGATTGACAAGCAAGTGGTTGTCCGTAACCCCGATTATAGGATTAAAATCTTCAGACGAATACTTGTCCCTCCCTATTGCATTTATGTTAACGGTATTCATTTCTCGCTAAGCTTTTTGTAAATGGCTATTGCCATGTAGATTGTCGTGAATGTTGCTGCAAAGCTAGCGGCAACTAAGTGGTATTCAGCTAGACCAAACGATGCCACCCAGCCGACAGTTCCGACCGTAGTGTGCTGATCCATTTACTTCTTACCTTTCTTAGCTTTAGGCTTTGGAGCAGGCTCTTCCTCTAATGGCTTTTCTACCTCAACAACATCTACCTCAATTAAATCTTTTGGGTTATCCGAAGAAGATGGTTTTCCAGCTTCGCTCTTTATTTCCTCCGCATAACTTGCATTTGGGTTTTTCTCCGGCTCTTGCTTTATTGTTGCGAAGTTGCGAAATGCTATTTTCTCCCCCCCGACTTTTTTTTTGTACCAGTCCCAATCAGCTTCAGATAATTCCATAACACCAGGAACATCTTTCAGCTCTTCAGCAACTTTATCTTCTACTTCAGCAAGACCTACCCAAGATGATCCAATGAGTACAGGTATAAAACCCTCATATCCGTTATAGTCTTTATTAGCATTTTCAAAATGTAAATATTTCATAATCTATGTAAATAAGACGGGAGGCTCCGCATACGCAGCGCCTCCCGTCCGTTCATGAGTGATGAGATGTGGAAGGCTTAATCGACTCAGAATGAGTGGGTCGTGCCACCCAATGTGAACTGTACCGAATCGGAAATGTTTTCCAAGATAAGGTGACGGTGTGGACGATCCATCATCGTAGTCCATTTTGTGGAACGAAGATTGAAGGTACGTTTCACCGAGTCCATACGGCAGCTGTAAAGACGATCAACTTCTGGATGAGGCTGTGTTCGTGTAACGCTGTTAGTGCCAGCGATTCCGATCTTAACGTCACTCCAATCAACGAGCCAAAGCATACGATGAGTTGAGGTGAACTTGGAAGCATCTCCTCCGCTGAAGACATCATCGCCAGAGCGTGTGCCATCAATAAGGTACTTCTGACCAGAACCAACATTAAGGAGGTCATCGAACATTGGGTCATGGAAGACAGCCAACTGAACTCCAACATCAGGGATGTCGTAAACGTTGTAGTTGAAGAGAATAATCCCGTTATGCTCAATCGTCTGATTGATATTAGCATTACGCTGAGTCTCCCATCCGTAACGGAGTTTGTAGTAGGAGTTGAATGCCTCGAAGATTTTGACTGCGGTCAAACGGTCGGTCATTACGTCGATCACCGAAATGGTGTCTCCGTCCTGCTCACGGTTACGCTTGAGGAAGTACAAGTCAGAGAACAAGGAATCAAGATCAAGAGCGTTTCCGCCATTGTCCTTAATACGACCACCTTCACGAAGAAGACTCTTGATACCAAGCGCGTTGGCTTTGTACTCGAGTGTGCAGTTGGTGTCTTCTGGGTCAGCAACGCCAGGTAACTGCATGTAAGTCTCAGGCTTCTGAGCATCGCTGAGTGCTTGGTTGTACCATACAGCACGATTCCATTGATCTTGGGAAACCTTGGAAGCAATTTTGTTTTGCTCAGCCAATGGTTGGTAGACCATGGAAGAAAGATAAGGATTAACCTTGCCAGACATGATTTGCTCAAGAGTTTTCTTGTAGCTATCGTTGACCTCACGAGATTCACGAGTGGTTTGCAACCAGTTGACAAGTAAGCGAACGCTCATGTCGGTTGGTTGATTTCTGCACCATGACTCATAGTCGTTGATGTTGTTGGCAATGGTTTGAAGAATACCTGCGGTAGGTGCGAATTTAGCTTGCTCAGGCGCCGGAAGCGTAGAGAAACTAGCACTTGCTGGAACTTCTTTACCAGTTGGGCGAAGAATAACTTCAGCTTTAGCAATTGTTCCCGTGTTGCCAGAGTTAGCACCATCAGCGTTGGTAGCACCAACGATCATGAACTGAACCTCTACAACTGCTCCTCCACTTGTCCAGTGGTTAACAATAACATATCCACCAGGAAGGAAGTAACGTTCGATGTTGCCAATAGGAGTTACCCAATCAGAGCCACCCAAATTAACGGTTATTTTATAATCACCAGCTTTATTAGTGTAAGAAGGATCATAGGCATCAGAACCTGAAGCACTTGAACCGCCCTCAATGGCAAAATAGTTTGCATTGATAACAGAGCGTTGTCTGCGCTGAATGTATGGCAAGATGATTGATTGCTCAGCAATATTTTGCTTATTGATCAATGGCTTGATGTTCTGCACGGAAGAAGTAAGAAGAGTGGTAAGTCCACGTTCTTCAACCCCAAGGGTTTTGGCTTCAGCAGCAGATGCAATAACTCTTGCTAGGTCGATTTCCTTGTTACCAAGTGCTTCGAACTCACCAGGTGTTAAACCTTTGATGTGTGCCTTAGTTAAGGTGCAGCCCGTAGAGCTATCGACTTTAATAATACGAGGTAGGGCGTCATAACCCGAACCTTGTGATCCAGGAATTAAGGAACTTGGCGAAGACGCAGTAGGTTGCGCCATTGCTGTGTTCTGATACCCAGAAGTAGTAAATTGTCCTGAATTTGATATTTCGTTTGCCATAATAATTTGTAACTTAGTTAATTTGGTTACAAACAGAATAGCGTCTTACACATCAAAATTCTATAAACGCTGATTTTACCCCTAATTTAATGGGGGTGTATCTAGAATAGCTTTCTTAATTGAAAGCCAAAAGATGCATTTTATAATCCCAAGAGGGACAAAACCTTGTTCTCTCCTTGATCTGAATTACCTGTTTCCATGGATGGCCCAGGTCTTGGAGATGGGTTCATTCTTTTTGCAGATTGTTCTACTTGAGGAGTTTGCGTATTTTGCACTGGAGCTGACTTCCTTACAAAACCAGATGACTGAAGCTCTTCCAAGCTCTTGGCTATCTGCTTACTCATGGAGTCACCTGCACGTTTAGCGAGAAGTTGCATCACATCTGAATCTGAAAAGGTATAGTATTTATTTCGGTCTGATTCAGGAACATGAGGGTATCTTTCTCTTCGCACAAAAGTTTTTCCTCCTCTTTTCGTTTTACCAGATTGTATGAATGCTTCTTGCTCTTGATTGATCCAGTTAGACAATCGTATATGAACTGGATTCTTTTCGTCAAAATCAACAATGTCAGAAGCAATACCATGGAAAGCTTCAATCATTTTATTTGCATCCCCAAGAACACGATCAACTATCTTAGCTTCTAACCCATGAGTCTTAGTAAACTGAGGATTTTTCCTAAACTGCTCCATAATCTCTGCTGGCACAGCTTTAGCAACTAGCTTCTTCGATTCCTCTATAGCTTTCTTAGCTACAGGCTCTGCGCGCATACGATGCAACTCTCTTTGCTGTTTCTGTATTTCGGGAGTTAGCTTTTGCAAAGCATTCTCTTCTGCCTGCTTTTGTATTTTAGCTTCCTTAACTTGGTTAGCATTAAACTGAACTTTGTTCTGAGCTAAAAACCTTTTGTAATCTTCATCCTCTTGAAAATCTAAATCAGGATCCTCTTGGATTCTTTTCTCAAGGTAGTTTTTGTGATTCCTAAAGAACTGTAAGTACTCGGCATCTTTACCCTTAAAGCCATCAACATTTGAACTAGCCCACTTAGCTAACTCATATCTCTCTTTTTCAGCATCATTTAAAGCACTTGTGTCTACATTAGTAGATCGTGGCTTTGGTGGTATTTTTGTTTGTGGCTTAAAGTCAGGATCTATAATTTTTTTCTTACGAGCTACTCTTTTCTTAGGAGCTTCTTTTACCTCCTCAGTAGCTTGTGGCTCTTCGGTAGCTTCCTCTTCTTGCTGTGGCTCATTCTCACCCACCTCTATATCATGCAATGCACTCTGCAAGCTACTGGGTGGAGTAAACTCTTCTTCCTCTTCCCCCTCCTCAGGCTCTTCCTTTTCAACGGCTTTAAATAAAGCATTAAAAATTGGATTAGAGGAATCTTCCTCCTCTACTTCCGGCGTTTCCTCTACATTCTCGTTTTCTTTAACTTCTTCTTCGCTCATAAATTATTGTGGTATCGGCTGTCCTTGCGGTGGAGGCGCACCTGCTGCTTGTGCAGCTTGCCCTGGGGGTAATGCTTGTTGTGGTGCTTCTCCTCCCCCAGGTAGTTGTGGTTGCCCACCTTGTTGACCACCTTGCATTTGTTGCATGATCATTTGGAGCATCTGTTCAAACTGTGGAATCTTCTCCTTCAATCCAGCAATGAACTGCTCGTCTTCCATAGATAAGTCTTCAGCCTCATCTTGTTCGTCCATCTGCAAATTAAGATCATAACCTGCTCCTGACATACGGAAGATTTCGTTAAGTATACCAAATATCCTTTCCTTCCCTAAAGCTTGGGCTATTTCTTTCATGCCCAATACTTGTGAAAAGAGTTGTGTTAAGGTTTGCGCCGCCTGTGTGTCCCTTGACCTTTCTGATCCATCTCTTCCCGAGAATAAGTACTCGTGGATTAAGTTCCTTGGGCCTCCAATAATATTCCTACCCTTTGGATTCTCATCCTGATCACCAGTGTCTTCTATCTCTAGTCCAGCATCGGTAATTGTTTTAAGGGAGAACCTTTGTTTCACAGGGACATTAAATTCTGTAGTGCTACAGCATACGAGATGCTCGTAGATCATCTTCTTGGCTGCAGCGCGCATCTCATCGATACCTTCTGAGATAAAAGCATAAATTGTATTAGTCGTGTTAGCTATCTCACTAACCTCGGTTGCAGATATTTCTCTTTGTGCAGCTTGCCCTAACTCTTGTGGAGAAAGTATCATTAACTTCTCAACTAAGTTAAGTAATTGGAATAAGGAATTAAGTGACATACTAATGCCCTGAGCTAATTCCCTAGATACATCTACTACATTGATTATGTTTTTTGTATCAATTCCTAAGTCTGCAGCTTTAGCTCCTGAGTAGAACATAGCTTTTGGTTTCTGATAGAAATTATCTTCTGCCAAGGATGCCTGTAAGTATTCCTTCACATCTTCATCTAATGCATCCTGATCAATTGTCAGAATCTTAAACATAGATATTTTCATGTGATGAAGCATCGCATAAACGATGTTATTCATTTGATCCTGATAAGGCATTAAGTCATGAGCGAACGAGCAGTTAGCCATACGATCATCATTCTGATTTATACCACCATATATGGCAGGTATGGAAGGCATCCACTCGCCATAGATAATTGTCTCATCAGATGCCACAACTAGTTTTAACCAGCAATCAAAAGGGTAATCCCCTAGCCCTTCGGCTTTAGGATTCAACTTCATGTAGATGGTAGATACGAACATTGCTTTGTCCTCATCCTCACCTGCATAGATTCCCTTGTTAGAAGTTCTGTCGTTGCCGAACGGAAACCAATCAGTCTTCTTAGGAAATGCTAATACCGATCCATCAAAATAGTAATCGAAGAAGTCTTTGTATGCATTAACCAAACCATGTAATGAATTGGTGTACTCAACTTCTCCAAGATTCCAATACCCAGGATTCTCACGTACATCTGAATATCGGACAATATCCCAATACCCTAACCAATTCGGCCCGAGATTTGTATTCACTGCAGCTAACGGAGCAGAGTTGTCCCAGAATGTTCTAGTGGGATGTGGACTAATAAAATGTATACCTTCTTTCTCCACAAATGACTCCATGCCGTCAGGGGATTCCCTCCAGTGGACTTCTCTAGTCCATGGCTCAGATGGGAACATGAGAGAGTATCCATACATAAACATATGCCGGATAGACTGCTCAAACTGATGTCTGTATCCGAACTGCTCAGCCATCATTTCAACACGTTGTGACAATACTTCTGCCCTAATCTTAGAAGGAATGTCAGTACCTCTTGCCTCATACTTAAAGTATGGAAAGAGATTAGAAAACCTAGAGGTCTGTGCCGCAACTCTTCGAGTTACATAAGAACGTATTAAAGATACTGAAACCTCATACAAACGCATAAGGTTAATATCTTTGATATCACCCTCATCATCATACTCTACGAACTTATCTTTCAGCTCAGGATCTATACCCTCAAGTTTCTGTTCGCATTGTTGGATATTGATTTTTCCTTGAGCATACTGAAGAAGAGGAATCGTAAACTTATTAATAGGGAGGCTGTCCCAAGCCAAGTCCACAGAGAGGTACAATGAGTGATTTTTGCATGAGTGATAAATCCCCTCGTGGACTCGACTTCGGACTAAATCTGTTAAGCGTTCCTTAATCTTCCAATTCTTGGAATCGCTTTTCTTACAACAAAATACTTCTCTAAGTCTCGCTTGGGTCGTTCCCGTCTTCTCTAGTATGTCTGGATGAACCATAAAAATCGAATAAGTTAGGGACGGAATCTGTTACGAAGTCTCCCATATATGTCTGTTCTAAGACGGTTAATAAAAGTGCGCAGGGTCCTGATATGCTTCCACGGAGATAACATGCCTTGAAGGCGGACATAGTAGTGTTTAATAAGGCAACTAACTCTTTCTCTGACATTCTTAGATAGCCCAATAATCTTTGTACTCGATTCCTGTCCCATATGTCGTTAACTCCGACGTGCCTGTAGTGATTTGTTATTAGAAGGGAAGCTGGAGAATAATCATTCTTCCTCAGCTTCTTCCTCTTCGTACTCCTCATCTTCGTCTTCATCTTCATCTTCCTCATAATCCTCGTCCTCTTCGAAGTCACCTGCCTCTTCCTCGACATTCACATCATCATGAACCATATCCACAGTTGCATTTAAACGTTCTTCATCAAGTTCCGAAATGGTTACCTCTAAAGTAAGCTTTACCTTATCTCCTGCGTTGATGCCTTCGAAAAGCTCGGCAACCTCTTCATCACCAAGCGAGAGTTGTAACAAGTCTTGCATAATACTTTTGTAACCCAAAAGATTAGGTTACTCAAGCATTTATTTCAATAATGCTAGCTGACTTCACATTCGCATACGGTGTGCCTGACTTTACATCGTAATACATAATAGGATAAGTAAGAGCATCGAAGGCATGAATATAAACACTCCTCTTTGGTTTAAGACCTAAATTTGGGTCATATTTGCCGTCCTTTTGCCTTTCCGATGAAAGATGCCTAACACTCTTTAAGACATCTGTACATTGTGCTGATATGATAATCTCTTCCTGTACAAGCTTAGCAATCATTAGCCTTACCCTACCCTCAACTGAGCCTTGAAACTTTGGTGCAGCTTTCATACGAATAGGCTCTAGATCAAAATGATCGCACTTTTGCTTAGATATCTCCTCAAAGTCTCTGACATCATAGGATCCTGTCTTTGCCCTATATTGATTGAACGCACTATTATCTGAGATATGTACAAATTTTAGCTTTTGGCCGACATGATCATTCCAATACTTCATCTTTCGATAGATCAAAGGAATTAAAGTAGTATAAGGAACTTTCTTATTTATTGTTACTAGTTCATCGAATACCGTCCATACCGACTTCTCTTTGCCTATGAGGCATTGCAAAAAGATCATAGCATTATTTACTGCCCCTGGGTCATATCCAATAATGACTGGGAAGTCTGGATTGGGAACTATACCTCTTTTGGCGTCACCGACCACATGAAGAGGTTTTGAGAAGTACGGAGCTAATATAGCGTCGCCCGATGGTCTATCTACCCACTCCCCCTCGAGCATTCGTTTTGCTTCAATGGGGTCATTGGAGACAGCCTCCATCACTCTGTCATAATATCCTTCGGGTAAGTTATCTACATTCTCGGCAATCCTTACATGCACTACATGATAATCTTTATTGTAATTACCATCTTCATCTAGGGGATTTTCGAAAAATCTTTTATACACCCAGTGGGATGGCCCACTCGGATTGCAAGCAGCGCAATATTGCTGACAGCCCTCGATTCCCTGCCTTCTACCTAACTGCTGAACTATTGCCTCGAAGTAAGCTGGAGACTCCAAGTTCGTCAGCTCATCTACAAATACATAGCTTGGTTCAAATCCCTTTATTCGGTCAGACAATATATTTCCAAACGGAGCAGACATGAGGCTGATCCTAGACCAACCACCATATCGGTTCTGCACATCAATATACGGAGCTTTCTGTAAGTCCATTTTCTCATCCGTATGCTCAAGACCAAGACCTTCTTTCCACTCGGGTAATATCTCGGTCTGCAATTTGTGCCAAACACCACCCTGAGTTGCTTGTGACTTAATTCCCACAACAATCAAACAAAGTGCGTTAAAATTCTCATAAGCATGACGAACAAGTTTATGTCCACCCAACACAAAAGTCTTACCCGATGCCCTTTCCCCATAGGCTAGAATGTATTTAGAAGTACTCTCGAATAGTTCCTGCTGGCTACCCGATAGACTCGGTGACCAAGGTTCTACATCTACCTCTTCTTCTTCTTCTTCATCGAATGCATCGATGAAAGCTTTTGGATCAATCTTCTTTAGCCTCGGCATTTGACATCTCCTTGAGCGGTCGGAAGCCAGGCTTCCTCTTGTCTTGCTTCTTATCTTTATCACTCATCTTGATCATCAAATCTAACCCATGCAGTAACCTATCGTAGAACTTACCTTGTTGCTCGGTTGCTTGGAGAAATAACTTTGTCTTGAGTATTTCCTCCTCAGGATCCAACGAGCCTCCTGATATATCGTCTCTCAACTTCTCTCCAACCTCAAACAAAGCCATGTTTTGACGAATTGCTATCTTTTGAGTAACCTCTAGGGCATTGGACATTAAACGTCCTATACCTCCTTGGAGGTTATCAAATACTTTTAGCTTCTCAATATTGGCAGGGTTTTTTAGCATTCCCTCAATATCGTTCATGAAAACTTCTTTTCCGTTGGCTTTCAATGCACCAAGAAATTCCTTGTGGCTTGGAGCTTCCGGCGGTTCCGATCTAGCCATCAGTTCAACTTCAGTTGGTGCGTGACCTTGTTCGCCAGCTACTTGCCATAATGCTTTAAGCTTCGGATCACGCCTGACTTTCTCACGCAAATTATGCTCTGCAATACCTAATTCCTCTGCAGCTGTTCCATAGTTACCATCATGCTTGCGCATGAGAGTGGCTAACTCATCAGTACTATACTTTCGACGTCGCGGCATTTCTAAAAAATGACATTAACATTGGCTTGTATTTCTTCACCCAATCAGGGCTAGACCTAAGATAAGCAAAGCTACCGTTTGAGGCTAGTGCATATGCTGAATTTCTTACCTGCCAATCAAACAGATCAAAGTTACATCCCTGACAGAACCTTTTAGCTTCACCAACCTCGATATCATCCCAGTTGTGTCGTTCGCTAAGTAATTTCACCTTATCAATATCTAGCTCTGAGTTGATAGCTATCTCTTCATCAGAAAGAACTCTAACTGCACTTGTCTTTCCGTTCTCATTTAGAATCCTCTCCCGAGCCAAAAGCCTAACAAAAATAGGCGGAAATTCATCAAATACTGCCCAACCTTTACGAATCTTCCTCATTACTTTTCTCCACTAATCTACATATTTTGCCATGAATAGGCTTGAGTTTCTTATATTCTCCTGATGGGTCTTTGATGTCACCAAGACATCCTATGGAACTAATTTCCCCAGTATCAGCTTTAAAACCCACTAATAAAAATGTTGAGTAGTACTCCTTCAGCATCGGCTCAACGTTGTTTAAAATCTCTTCATCCTTCACGACTTTTAACTATGAATCACTCTCTGTGATTCTTCAAGTGTAAACATAAAATATAGGTAACAATGATCAAAAAAATACTTAAAACATTGACTAAGAAGGCGTTACCAGGCATGCATGACACGCATGAGGTCGGCAGTTCGAATCTGCCATCTCCCACCAAGCCTAACTTAGTATCAAAGAATGACTTAGGGAGGCTTCCTGCACCTGACAAAGCTCACCGCATGTACCAGCATGCATGCGCTCAACGCAACTTGCGCAAGACTTCTTTAGTGACCATGCGACAGCGAGTTTCTGCCTTTATCACATGGATTGGCGATAAAAAGTTAGATGAAATATCTCGGAAAGATGTAAAAACTTTTGCTGAATCTTTCTCAGGGAGATGGTCAAGAGTCGGTCATCGCAATGATGTGTGCGTATTTTTGAATTGGTGTGGGCAAATGGGATGGATTAAGGAGGGTCAATTTTACAAAATTAAGCTTATGGAAGTTTTACAAGATGAGAATCCAATTGATATTTTGTCAGTAGAACAAGCTCAGAAACTGCTAAATGTTATGCCTGATCGATTCAAAGCTCGAACTGCGTTGCAGTTATTTGCAGGAATCCGACCCTATGAATCCTTGAAAATCCAAAGTAAGGATTTAGATTTACAAGGAAAAAAGCTGTATTTGCTTGGGGAATATTCGAAGCTTAGGCGCACGAGAGTGCTTCATGATTTGCCTCCAAATTTAATAAAATGGCTAAAGAAATATCCATTACCAGACTCTTCTTACAATGCTTACAGATTGGCTCGCAGAAGATATTTTGGAAACATTGCACATGATGCTATGAGGCACACATTTTGCACTTATGCATATTTCAAAATGGGGATGGAAATGACCATGCGATACACTGGACATTCTAATTATAAAACTTTCCATCGCCACTATTGCGAATCTTCTGCAAATGCAAAAGATGCTGAAAAATACTTCCGGCTAATCCCGTAGCTCCATACGTGCAGACTACGGTATATAACGTAGTTTCAACGTGTAAGCTTAATTTTCCGTTTTTAAAACCCTAGTTTTTATGCGGTTTTTAGCCGATTCTGGAACCATTAAGGGGGGGACTATAGGGGGGGATTAAGGAGGCTAAGAAGCATAGATATAAAGTATAGCTAATTTCTTAGGAATAAAACCATACATACAAGGGAGAGGATTTTAAGGAGAGGGAGGTGAGATGCTATCTGCCTCTAATATGCTGTTTAGAGGGTTTTATTGCCAAAGCATTGCCAATCGGTTTCTCGGGTTGGATTAAGTGACCTTTTATGCCTCTCTCTCTCAACATTGTCTGCATCTCGATTTTCTCATGCTGGAGTCTTATAACCTCCTGTTTGTAATAACTTGATTCAAGTAGTGCTTTATCTAAATTCTCGTTATTAATATACCAACCAATAGAAACTCCAATCGTTAGTATCATAATGGCGATCAAAAAACTTTTTGATCGATAAAATCCTTTAACGGGAAAATCAACCCAAAGTATAGGCTGATCAAATTCAACATTACGAGTTTCACCTTGTAGCTTAACTTCAATTTGGTTCATTGGTCTTATAATTTTTCTCCTTTGGTAAAATCCAAAGCGTAGCGTCCTACCGCAATCCACTTTGGAACGGTTATTTCTTTATCTTTCAGCATCTCTAATGCTGATTCTATCGCATTCTGAGCAAAGTTATTGACTGGAATACCTCCGAGCTTTTCACACATAGATAGAATTTCATCGTATGTTTCAGGCTTCACTCTAATGCCTATTGATTTTTCTGTGGTTTTATTCATCGGTATTCCTCGATTTGGGCAAGCTGTGCATTTAACATTTTCCTACAAAAACATAAAAAAATTATCAAGGTCAATACTTTATTTCACTTTTTTTCACTTGTTTTTGTGGTTTGCTAAATTATTTTGCATTTTGCTAATTTTTTTCTTTTTTCAGGAAACGATATCCGCTAAAGATGTAAACCATGAGTGAAAAAGTGTGTGGAAAACAGGTGAGATTGGCCGAAACTCTGAGTCTTAGCGAAGCAGCTAGGATTTTGAAGTTCGACTCATTCCGTTCTGTAAACGAACTGATTAAGGCAAAAAAGCTTCGTGCTTTCAAAACGCCTTTCAGCAGAAATAAACGCGTCCTCAAGTCAGAGATTGAGGCATTAACCGTAATGGAAGAAATTATATGAGTGATATTGAGACTAAACTAAAAAATCCTTTTCCAGCCAATGCAGTCCATTGGCGAGTCGGATCGACAACCAAAGATAAATCTAAGGGAACTGCCCTAGCCTACCTTAATGCTAGAGATGTCATGAAACGTCTTGACGAGGTTATTGGAATGGAAAACTGGAAAGACTGCTATGCAGAAACTGCTAGTGGAAGATTAATTTGTACCCTTAAAGTTCGAATCGATGGTGAATGGATTGGGAAAACCGATGGTGCGGGTGACACCAACGTCGAAGGTGAAAAGGGTGCTATTTCAGATGCGTTCAAAAGAGCAGCAGTTAAATGGGGAATCGGAAGATACCTTTATTATTTGCCAGCAAAATGGGTTGAAATTGATCAGTATCGCAAGATAAAGAATCCACCTCAGTTGCCTAAGTGGGCTTTACCAAAAGACATCTCAGGTGAGAAAAGCGCAAACTTAGAAGGATGGCAGTAAAAAGAGACGAGCGAGCATGGAACGGCGTTACCAAAATGTCTGGTAGCTCCGTTTATGAAAATATGCTCTGCCTTGCGAGATTCAAGGCATCCCAGAAGTTTAAGGATTACGACACTTCCGATGCTTCCGCAGGAACTCAACTTCATTCCTACATGGAAGACGGAGTGCCTCTTGATGAAATCATTGATAACAACGAGCGTTTCATCATACAGGAATGCCGTAGAATGGAAGACATTGTAACCAAGAAATTTGGGTTAAAGGGTAGTGTTAGTCGCGAGCCTAGGTTGTGGCTCAAGGACGAAAAGGATGAGTTGGGCATCCTCTCTGGTCAGATCGATAGGCTCGAGATTGACGGAGAGGATGCCTCCATTCTTGACTACAAAATGCTGTATGGCAATTACGAGGAGGCTCATCGGAATAAACAGCTTCAAGTGTATGCCATGCTCGTATTTGAGAATTATCCCGAAGTTCAACAGATTCAGCTAGCGTTGCTACAACCTGCCCTTGGTAAATGCACCACAGGTATAATGCATCGTGACTTAGGAATAATCCTCAAGGGATTGATAAGGGAGTTATCTATTAAAGTAGAAGACGAAGAAGCAGAGGAAACTGCCGGCCCTAAACAATGTAAATACTGCAAAGCGTTGGCTCACTGTCCAACAGCTTTCGAATACTTAAAAAATGAAACTAAAGAGATTGATATGGATAATATTTCAAATGACGAATTGGCTGAAAAGATGGGGCTTGTTGGCCTTATCGAACGTTTCGGCAAAAGTGTTAAATCTGCTACTAAGAGCCGTCTTGAAGCTGGGGTTGATGTTCCTGGATATAAGCTTAGGAACACTGGATCAACTACTTCCTTTGATGCTGCAGGTGCGGCAGAAATTCTATTTGGCTCGAATTTGCCTGTTAAGGAATTTCTACAAGCAGTCAAAATTAGCGAACCCGACTTGGTTACCATCTGGGCGGAATTTACGAAACAGGGAAAGGCTCAAGCTCGCAAAGACCTACGTCAGCGCCTTGAGCAGGTAATGTTTCAGAAAGCAAAAGCTAAGTCAGTAACAGCAGAATGAATGCATTTTTCATTAGTTGTAACCCACCAAGATCAACTGCTCAATCAACCAAGAGAATAGGAGTTAGAAAAGATGGAAAGCCATTTTCATTCACTACAGCGAAAGGAAAACAGCAAGAAGCCGACTTTATGTCACTCCTTATGCCGCATGTGCCTGAGAAGCCTTGCGAAGGCCCTCTTAAGCTTACGATTATTTATAAGCTTCCTTTTCTCTCTAATGAGAAGAAAGCGGTAAAAGAACGTGGCTGGGAATATCACATCAAGAAACCTGATTCCGATAATTTGCTTAAATTATTTCAAGATACAATGGGTAAGCTCCTATTTTGGAACGATGATGCCCAAGTCGTGGAATTAGCGATGATGAAGATTCGACATCAGCAACCTGGTATTTACGTACACCTCATAGAAATCGATGAAACGGATAGAGGTTAGACTTTCGGATACGGTCGAAGCTCGCTTGGAAAACATGAAACAAATGTTCGGCATGGAAAAGCAACAGATATTATTAGCCGCTTTTGCCCAGTACATGCCGAACATCCAAGCACCTGAACCGAAAAAGGAATCGAAACGTAGACCCAATAGCAAGAAAAGTTTGGGTGAAGGTAATAAGCCAAAGAACATCAAAGAGGTCATCGATTACTTCAAGCAAAGAAGTGTTGCTGAGCCTCTTCAGCCAAAGGCTGAGCTATTCTTTGATCATTATCAATCCAAAGGTTGGGTTGTCGGGAAATCACCCGTCAAACATTGGGGTTCATGTCTTACAATTTGGCTTAGAAATAATCCCGATTGGCGTCCTGTACCAGCAACGGAGAAAGAAACTATTTCACTAAATGATTTTCTATATTGGGCAGAGGATAAGCGTCCACCGATCTTCGAGAAATATCGTACAGCGAAATCAATTCAAGATATCGACCAATTGTACATCGATGAATATGCTGACAACAATAAGTGATCCTGATGTCGAGCGAGGTTTCCTCGCTTGCTCAGCCAAGTCGATTGAATGCTTGGATGAAGCTATCTGCATGGGAATAAATACAGATTGGTTTTCAGAGCCATTTCATCAGAAGGTTTGGACTCTTATGCTCGAGCATAAGGATTCCGAATGTATAGACATTGATGTAATTCTTTCCTTTAAAGAAGCTGAAGATCGTGACCGTGTAACATCAATCTATGAGGCTTGTGAAACCTCAACAGGTTTTGGTTCTTTTGTTGAAGCCTTAAAGGAGCAGTACATCAAAAATGGGCTGAAAAAGATTTCTCTTCAGATTTCCAATGACCTAGCTAGTAATCAGCAGTCTAAGATTTTGATTGAGGAAATTGATCGTGAGCTAACTAAGCTGACTATCGATAACCAAGAGGATGTTCGTTCTGCTCCTGAAATCATTGATTCCATGTGGGAACAGCTTCAAAAGCGCATGGAGCAAGATGGCATGAGTGGTATTTCAACAGGAATAAATAAGCTCGATCAGATGACTCATGGTTGGCAGCCCAACAATCTCATAGTGGTGGCAGCGCGAACCTCAGTAGGAAAGACTGCTTTTGGATGCGAGATGGCTCTGAATGCAGTCAAGGAAGGTAAGAGAGTTTTGTTCTTCTCATTAGAGATGAAAGCTGAGGCAGTCATGCGTAGGCTTATTTCGAATAAATCAGAAGTTCCTGTAGGATACATAGTTGATAATACTGCTCGCCCCGAGGATATCGCAAAATATCAGTCGGCAATGGACTGGATGAAAGACCGAAGCTTTTGGGTAGATGATCGTGGAAACATAAATACAGCTCAAGTGAAAGCAAAGGCTAGGAAGTTTGCACGAAAAGGACTCGATATGATCGTTGTGGATTACGCGCAGAAAATGCGACCAATCAATGCGAGAATCCCTCGAGAACAGCAAGTCGCTGAGATTGCAGGATCCATGAAAGACATCGCAATGGAGCTAGACATTCCAGTCATCCTTTTATCACAGCTAAATCGTTCGGCAGACGAATTGAATCGTAAGCCAAGATTATCCGACATGAGAGAATCAGGATCACTAGAACAAGATGCTGATGTCTGTCTCATGCTTTGGAGGAAAAACGATGACCCTGATGAAACAATTATATCTTTAGAAAAGCAACGCGACGGTGCATGTGGTGACATCGAAGTGTGCTTCAAACCAAAAATCCAGAAATTCACACCACGACCTGTATTACATTAATCATGAGCGCATTAGCAAAAGCAACATTCATGGGTCGCCTTACAAGCGATCCGACAGAAAAAACGATTGGCGAGTCTTCCCTTGTGACTTTCAGCCTAGCCGTAAACCTCCCAGGAAAGGGTGGAGAGAAATCTGCCCACTTTTTTGATTTTGAGGCATGGCGTGGAGCTGGCGAGTACATTGCGAAGTTCGCAAAGAAAGGTGATTCCGTTTTCCTAGAAGCTGATCTTAGGATCGATACCTTCGAGGATAAGGATGGTAAGCCCCGTAAGAAAACTAAGTTTGTGGTTAAGCCCATGACCTTCATGTTTCAATCCGGCGCCCAAACCCCTAAAGGGAGCGATTCCGAAGGAATCGCTAGCAGTTCGCAATCCAAAGCCCGTAAGCCTCAGACTGCTGACAAGGTAGAGGATCCTGATCTGGGTGAGGATGTACCCTGGTAATGGCAACATTACTAACAAAAAATATTTGTCGAGAGACTAACGTGGAAGATGGGAACGGTAGAAACTTGATAATCACAATCAATGCAGAAACTAACGAATTGGAGTTTAAGCCTAAAGGCAGAACAGCAAAGGCAATGGTTAGCCTTCCAATCTCGAAAGTTTACCAACTAATTAAAAACGCAAATTAATATGGCGGAAGAAGAAAAAGCAGAGGCTCCTGTTCAACAAACTGAAGAGGAAGCAAAACAAAAATGGGAAGCAATGTCTGTTGATGAAAAGATCAACACCATTGCCAATAACGCAATGTCTCGCCAAGAGGCATACCAACGGATGGAAGGAATCCTCGAAAAGGTACAGACCATAGCTGTCCGCCTCGAGAATCTTGAGCTGAAGCAAAAGCTTGAGGTTCAAGACGGTGGAAAGGAATAGTTCTGACTCCTTTGATCATTCGAGTGGTAGGGAGGATAAAGGCCCTGCCACTCAGAATGATCGAGGCTACTGGTCAAGTTTGAAGAAAGAGGTGGATGAGGCATGTGAATACTTTTGGTCACGTGATCAGATATGCGGATTTACCGATGACGGAAAAAGAATTGGTACAGGGATACCTAGACGGATGAAGCAATTTGCAGGAAGTCATGAATACTCGCTTTGAGATTCATCACTTAGAGGCAAAAAGATTCTTACTTACAAGTTTAGCAAACCCTCAAAATGTCCACCTAGTAGATTTAGACGAGTATGACGGCTATGGAGAATGCTCATGTGAATATTTTACGTTCAAGATTGGCCCGCAGTTAAAGAAAGGAAAAAAACCATTAAAACAATGCAGACATTTACGCTCAGTAAAGACATTAATTCGACAGAATTTACCTTCCCAAGATTAATTGGGCTTACCGGCCCGAAGGGTATGGGGAAGACTACTTTTGCTAATCGCATAGGTGGGGAAATTTTGAGTTTATCAACGCCGATCAAGCAGATGCTTGAACTTATAGTTCCGAAGATTTACATCTACGAGGAAAAGGAGAAGCAGATACCAGGATTCCCTGAAGGAATAACTGCAAGAGTTCTCATGCAACGACTAGGTACGGAATTTGGGCGAGCATGTTACCCAGATATTTGGGTTAATCACACAAAGATAGAAGCTAATAGAAGGATAAAAGCTTTTGAGGCTGTGGGGATAGAAAGCGCACGAGTAATCGTTGATGACATTCGATTCAGGAATGAAGCAGATATGATTCATGAGCTTGGTGGAGAAGTATGGAAATTAAAACGAGAAGGATATTTACCGAAGGAAGATAGTCATTCATCTGAGGATGGCTTACCTGAAGAACATATAGATAAGGAGATTATTATAGATGAGTAATGTAAAATCGGACTGGGGATTTATCTTACTATGCTTGGGGTTAGTTATGCTAGTGAGTTATTTGCTGGCTTCTTGCTCAAGTGTTAGTTGTGCGAAGAAATTATGTTGCCCGAAACCTGGGCATGGAAATTGCCCTATCTGCGAATACAAGTAATGAAAGATTTAGTAAAAAAAGTAGAGCAATGGCATGAGGATCGGAATTTGATCTTAGGATCAACCGACAAGGATCAGGTCTTAAAATTAATGCAAGAGCTAGGGGAGTTGAGTGACTCTATCTGCAAGAAGAACTGCCCAGCTGATGATATAGGAGACATGTTGGTCATAATGATTAATATCTGTAAGCGAAACTTCATTACCTTAGAGGAATGTTTAAATACTGCTTATAACGACATTAAGGACAGAAGAGGTGTGATGGTCGATGGTGTGTTTGTTAAGGAGGCAGACATGGATGAGCAAGTACAAGTCTAGAGATTTTTGTGAGGGGGAGAAGCTTCCTAGAACTAGTCAGTTGAGTATAGCGATGACAGTAGATCAAAAGAAGGAGCTGATGCAAAATGCTCACAGGAAGAGGAAGAGTGTCTCGAGATATGTTCGAGACATATTGAAAAAGAATGGTTCTATCTCAGGGCCGAATAATTGAAGAGAAAGGAAATAATATGAGCATGAGAAAGGTTTACCAACAAATTATTTCAGCAAATATGCTATCCGTTACAGTTGAGCATAATGGCTGTCACGGAGGAGATGCAGGACATGGAGGGTATGTTAAAGTAACACTTAAAGATGATGGGTGTACTGCCCTGGAGGTAGATGGTAAAGAATCTGATGGGGTAGAAATTATGCTTAGGGGAAGTACCGAAAGGGATACATTCATCCAAGCACTTATTGTAATACTCAGAGAGTTGCATGGCCCTATTTTTGATTTAAACGGCCCGATACCATACTTTGATGACCCTGATTCTACGGTGTGACTGGTCAGATCAAAATTGATCTAAACCAAGCTGAATGCGAAATAGTTCGCTTTATAGCTGAGGGGCGAAGATCGGAAAATCGTAAGTATGGGGTTAAAGACTTACTAGTTGCAAAGGAAGACCCTTTGCAAAGGGACATAGAAGGGTGTGGAGCAGAGTATGCATTTGCTAAGGTATACAATCTATACCCTCCGACTGATCTTCGCCCCAGGGCAGGTTCGCCGGACTTTATAGTTAAGGGCAGAACGATTGATATCAAGCAATCTGACTACGATAATGCTCGGCTAATTGTGCCTCCTTACAAGATGGATGATGCAAAAGTTTGCGACTCCTATGTGTTGGTCACTGGTAAATTACCCAATTATATACTAAGGGGATTTGCGAAAAAGCACCAAATTTGTAACCAAAAAAACTTGATAACACTTAGGTCTTTGGTTTATGCTTTGAGTATCAAAGAGTTAAACCCAATGCCTAATTATGAACGTAGCAGCATATGCAGTTGATTCGCCAAGCGAAACAATACAAGAAAGGGTAGCTTCTTTACGTAACTTCTTAAATGTTGTCATCGACATCGAAAGTGATGCTCGAAGAAAAGCAAATGAGATACGCAAAGATATAGAGCAATTAGAAGCTCCGAAGCTAGAAGAAGTAAATGACGATGAACTCTGAAATCATAATCGTCACTATACTTACTATCCTTTTTTATATTACCGCTAGGCTATAAGAGAAATCCTTTTTCTCTCGCCCAGGCTGGGTTCTTATGAATCTGGTCATGGCATCCTCGGCAACTTGCCAACCACGTGTCCACATCCAAATAGTATTTACCTCTTCCTTTTATGTGATGCACGTCCGTGCTTTTTGCTTTTCCACACACTTCGCATATGGACAATGTGGCTAGGAAGTTCCGGCGCAGTTCTGAGTATTTCTTCATATCTGTCGCCCTCTTCTTCGACACTCTCCTGAGTGGCGTTTTTCTTTTTAGAGGCCCGCTTCTTTTCATTTTTCAATAATATGGAAATCGTAAACTCTTATAATCTGTGGCATCACAGCCATCGCATGCTCGAGGCTGATTTCGTAAAAGTACCAAAAAGTATTCCAGTCAAAGCTTTCTCCGTTCACCTCCGCGATGATGAACGTTTCTTGCGAGTCCCAGATGAATGTATGGACTCTGTTTTTAACCATTGATTCCATTGGTCTAAATATATACCAGCATCCCCATGGTTGTCCGCTTTTGTGGGAATATCTGGTAATTTACCAGTCTTGCTCAATTTAGCCCCAATCTTTTGATAACCCATTATCTCTGAGTAGTACTTTAAAGCCACCCCGTCCCCCTCTGAAATTGCTCTTATCTCCCTGACATAGGCAGGGGGCTTCACTCCCTTCATTGTACAATAATACCCCCCCAACGGGGTAGAGCATTCCTTACTGCTTCTTCAAGGGTATCAAAGACACCTTCTGCATTTTTCCATTTACCTTCGTAAATATGGATTTCTTCTTCGCCTACGAATACGCTTAATCCTCTGGAGCTTATCCGAGGCTGCCCAGCCAATTGGTCTGCCATAATATTCTCTTCCCCAACATTTGTCATAAATTATGTTACTGAATGGGACATAACACCCACATCCACGGTTCGATCCGTTACTTGGTCGGCATCTCTTCAATTCTGCATCATATATCGGGCATTTAAGGCATATTCTGAACCTTCTCTTCCATTCTCGAATATCTTCGGTAGTTTTGAGTGTTATATAAGGCAAAACCTTAAATATTCCCAATAATATGCGATAAGTAGCCAGTAGGCTTGGGTTTTCTATGCGAAATACCCGAATAAACTCCTTTATTCTCTTCAAGCGAAAGCTTCTTCCTCTTCGTAAGCAAATATAGGCTGTTGCTCATTCTCGAATAGGTCAGAAGTCTTAAAGCCAGTAGAATTATCCTCAATCGCTTCCTGTATATCTACAGCATCCCCTGCCCCGACCATCTCATCTAAAACATCTGCCGATTCAACCGTAGGGGCTTTTTTTACACTTGTGCGATTACCCTGATTTGCGCCAATGCTTTCTGCAACTTGACTTCTATCTGCATCACTAGTCTCCAGAGTATCTGCATTCGCATTAGCCCTTGCACCAGTGGATTTGAGATTCAAATCAGACATCCTTTGAGCTAATGCACCCTCGCCATATTGATCAGCAAAATCATTTCTGTCACCTAGATCAGATAAATCATATTCAGTACCATCCTCAGTTGTTGTAGTTTCTCCCCCACCAGATCCTGTACCTTGGTTCTGCACACCATTTCCTAAACCTCTTTTGTTCCCTACAATAGGTACATTCTTACGAGCTTTCTTTTTCTTCTTTTTCTTCTTTCCACCTCCGCCACCACCTCCGGCACCAATAGTAATATCTGCACCGAAAACATCTCTTGCTACAGAGAGAGGCATACTTAATGCATTACCCAAAACAGAAAGTGGTGCGCCAACAAGACCTTTCAAGCCTTGTCCAGCCATACCCAAGTTTCCGTATGCAAGACCTTGCCCCATAAGTGCAACAGAATCTGGCACACCCATAACTGTACCTAAAAGCGAATTTCTGTCACTAGAACCAAAAAGATAATCACCCGATCCATCAATCACATTACCCATGTTCAGGATGCCTCTTCCAAGAAAATTATCACCAACAGCCTGACCCACACTTGCCAATCCTCCACCAACTGTATCAGTTACAAAGTTTAAGGGCTTAAGAAGCATTCCACCAAAATCACGGATTCCATCAGTAAAGGAATCTACCTTATCGTAGAATGTCGGAGTGCCTGCATAACGAACACCATTAACCATCTGATTAGGCTCACCATATTCATTGAAACCATATCTATCTCCTGCAATTCGTGAACGTGCTGTAGCTCGTGCAGCCGCACCAGATGAGATGCTCATCGGATCATTAAGCGCCTGTCCTATGTTTTGTGTCTGCCGAGGAAATACATAACCACCATTGGTAGCAGGATCCGAAACATAGCCCTTCTTTGCACCAATATTATTGATGCCACTAGCAATCAAACTACCTATAAATGGCGTATTGCCCTCAGGACCAGCAACCATTGTTCCCTGGGGGATATACATATTCGACATAGGATCAACATACTTCTGTCCCTCAATCGTATTATAAGAATATGCACCCAATGGTATTTGGCTTTGCGCGTATGCATCCTGGGCTTCATTCGAATATACACCACTTGCTACATCAGGACTTGTGAAATCAAAATAATCTAATCCAGCATCTGCAGCAGAAGCTAACTGACTAGCAGTATTTGTTATCTGACTCCTCTCCCAGTTACTCAAATTAGGGTCATTTGCTACCTCACCTAAAGCTGCAATAGCCTCATTCGAGTCAAAATTTACAGAACCATCGTCATTATAAGTCAATAAACCATAATCTTCTAAGATATTCTGCTCTGTCTGGTTAATACTGGTTATATCCTCGAGAATACCTGCCTCCTCTAAGGTCAAATTCTCATTCGCAAAGAAATCTGTGTTCTTAAGGGTATCTGTACCCGTATCAAAGTTGTTTGTGAACCAAGATGGATCATAATCACCACCTGTATTGATGACACCAGTCATCCAATCAAAAGAATCGGTAGTTTGACCAAATAAATCATTCTGCACCTTTGGCGAAAGGATGTAATTGTCCACAGGAACATTATAATCAGCAAATCTATCTATGCTGTTTATTGCATAATTACCTAAGTCAAACGAGCTAATCGGATCATACCCTCCGCCCCCAAAAGTATTACCTGCCCAAGTGTTAGCGAAGGTATCTTGAGGAGTATAGGCAGTAACCCCATCGTAATAACCTCCACCTCCGTAATCAGACATTGAATAACCAGCCATGTTACCTATATTACTTGGTTTCACTCCATTGGTCAAATCCTGAACGCTACCAAATGATTCCCAGTTTAGGAAAGTTCAGAAACGGTGCATATATATATACAGCCGCCGGATCCTGATTCCCCCCAGGCACCCCCATGTAACCTAATGCGTATTAGGTAACACATATGCTGTAAGTTGTTGATAGCCAATAAGTTTATTCGTGGCGTTTCTATAGTTGTCACCAAGTTGGTGCAATCAATATTAACAAAATCAAAATAAATAAAATATCATGAACGATCTAATTATCTCAAATAATCAACAAAAAGCCTATGCATTAAAAACTCTTGCAAGCGGATTTAGCCAAGTGCAATTACTATCCCGAAAAGCCTATGGGGAAAAGTTTGACATCAAAGGAAAAGCCTTAAAGCGAGCGCACTCCAAATATCTTTTAGAAAGTGGAAAGAGTGCAAGTGCTGAAGTAGCCAAGCAAATAGTCGATGGTGATCTATTAACTAAAAAGATCACTGAAACGACAAACGGCGCTCGCGTCGAGTTTGTAAGAAAGTCGGCGGTAACAAGCGCAAAGTCATTCGATAAGGGCGCTGAAAAAGAAATCGAATTGACAGAGGAAATGAAGCACAAAGATAGCATCATGAACAAGCAATGGGATAAGCTTGTTGAGCTAGGCATGACTCCTGAAGAAATCGATCAGATGCTTAATAGCTAAGCCTTAAGGATTCGCTACCCTAAGTAGCGTTGCCAAGCAATGGAAAGCCTCCACGTGGCGCTTGGTGGGTAACGCTAATTTCCATCCGATAGCCTAGGGTTACGCCCTTGGCGAGCGTGAAAGCGCAAAGAGTTATGCTCGGTTTCGGTTTGTTCTTTACTAGTCTATTCGCTTGCAATCCATGATCTACGTTGGATTTGGCACTTGGTTTGCAAGCTATCCATGAAGCAATTGAAAGCGCTTTTGAAATAAATAATTGGGAAACGCTTGCAGTAAGCATGCATGAACGTGATCGGAAACGCCATGGGTCGCCCATTCATTGGGGTTGGTTGAGCCTTTAGATTATTGGGAACGTACGTCACGCAACGATGCCATCTGTAAGAGATGTTTTAAAGTCCATGCGAACTAGATTATTTACGTAGATGTAAGACTGACTTTCAGCATAGTAGTAGCACCGAAAGGTGGTGTTCAAGTGAGGGTAATGCCCTTGGGCGAACGATAAGACTATTATTGTGTTCGGTACGTGAGCCGTACCATCGCAGACGTCTAGCAAGTGACAGCGCTTGTGGGATAAAGGGCATCGATATGGATAAGGGTACAATGATATATGTTCGGAGCATATGTTACGTAAACTAAATTTGGAGGCATCGGTTGCTTGGTTACCAATACTCATCACTTAGAATATTATTCGTCTGTAAGTCTTATAGGGTGTGCATATGTAAGGCTTTGCGAGTTGACTATTTTGATCTATGTATTGACTACCCGAAAAAACGAGAGGGGAATTGCTCGGATCGATGAAACTTGTTCGTGGAAACGCGTGTCACTTAGGAAACACAAACGAACTAACGGAAATTAAAGTGCCTAGGCGTGTAATGATTATTTAGAAGATGATATGCCTATCGGTTTGGTCAGCCGAAGAAATTATACTAAGGAGATAACCTAAATTATTATCAGTTGGATACCCTTATGGGTGTTCACTATTGTCGCAACGCAACCGCGTTGCTTTTTTGTTTATGAACCCGATGTGGTCTGTACGTACTGAGCTACGTGCAGACTACGTCACAACACGTAGTTGGAACGTAAACTACTTGCGAGCAAGAGAGAATCATAGGCAGTCAATCGCTGACGCACGTTCTACTACAAAACTTAGCCCTTCCAGAGCTTTTGTGCTTCTGGGAGGGCTTTTCTTTTTACTAGTCACATTATTAATTCAATCGAGAGGTCTACTCGTTAAAACAGACAACATACACATGATTCTTAATAAAATTATGAAACTATTGGCTCACTTAGTTGAGCTAGATGAAGACAGAAAGTACATGATGTCTGATATTGCTTTGGAAGCTAATAACTCTAAGGCAAAGAACATCATGACCAACGCTATGGGTTTAGCTCATAGCATTGGTTGCACCATTTGGTGTGATGCTAAGCGTGACCACACTAACTACCAATTGATTGGTTCTAAAGGAGCAGTCATCGATCAAACACGATAACCAATAGGAGGAAAATATAATGACATTATTCCAAGCACTAAAAATATTGCTTCGCAACAAGGGCATCAAAGAAAACTTAGCTTATGCTTTTAGTAAGAAAACAGATAAGCTTGATGCGTGGCATTACTTCGAGAAATGCTCCGACAAGTGGTACAATCATTCGCTTTCTGTCACAGATGAAGATGAGGTAGACAGAGCCTTAGCAAGGTCATCTGCATTCCACTTTATGGGCAGATTCCTTTTAAAACGAGGAACTATTCGTATCAATCTCAATAACTACAACGTAAGATGATTGAATACATACTTAATCGCCCATCCATTCTCATACCTACCCTCTTCGGTGTGGGTATTCTCTCGGTCATACTAGATATGTGTGGCCTTCTGTAAAAGTAACCTATAAAACTAAGTAACTAATGAAAGTAGTATACAATGGACAAAGGCGTAACCTACGCCACATCGATGGAATGATTAGAAGTCAGTACTCTGATTACTTCCATCTCGACATGAATGTTGGGGATGAGTCTCTCGTTCCCTCTATTCGCAAGCGGAAGTACAAAGCTCCTAAGCTTTCCTTCCCTAACTCAAAGACCAAGGAAAAGTGGGCAAGAAAAAGGAGTTAAACAGATGGAACTAGTAGAACTAACTAAGAACTTAGACTTCCTGAAGATCAAATCTGATCCTTGGAGAGAAGATAAATGGCACGATGGTGTGCTAGAAAACATGGCTGATGAAGCGTTCAGAGTCATGAAGGCTAACGATGGTGTTGGCTTGGCTCTGAACCAAATCGGTGTCGATTGCTCATGCTTCATCATGGATGGAGACTTCTTTCTTCCTAGATATGGAGTAAAGAAGGGAGAGTATGGGTATGAACTGACCATGGAACATATGATGTTCTTGGGTAATAACCTTAGAAAGGTAGATGGAGAATACTATATGCTCTTTGTTAACCCTTGGTTTAAGGATCAACACAGAGGTATTTCTCGCAAGGCAGAGGGATGCCTCTCCTTGGGTGAGAAGTACAAGGTAGCAAGAGCCAAGTCAATCAGAGCGGGATGGCTTGGCATCGGTGATCGAGGAATCTCAGTACCACAAGATATGCCAATGAGTGGCGATCTAGCGAGGTGCTTTCAACACGAGTATGACCATACACAAGGCATACTCATATCTAACAAAGGAAAACTAATAAAATGAGTAAAATGAGTGAACTACACATAGCTCAATCCAATGTGATTGATGCTGTAAAAGAAATGCTTGGAGATGATGCCCATCTTTTGGATAGGCTCATCTCTACTAGAGGAAGTCGAAAAGGTTTCCTAAAGAAAACACCACCAAGGTGTGGAACTGAAGAGGAAGCTCTTCACCAAGCCATCATGCATGAGGCTAACCCATACCAAATATCTGTCGGGCGTGTCATGTTCATGCCTACAGAGCAACGCAAGAAGTTCGAGAAGTGGCGTGTAGCTTTCGATGGCTTCAAAGGCTTAGCATTACTCTGCAAAGATAGAGTATCACTAGAAATGCTAGGAGTCTACTAATGTTCTATAACACACCTAAACCCATAAGCGCAGAGATGATGCGTAGAATAATCAAAAGAAAGAAAAATAAATCATGAGTGAATACCAATACAAACCACACAAAAAGATTCCCTTGCAGAGTAAGGCTATCAAGATCACGAGAAAAATTCTGAGCATTCTAGCAAGCCTTGATCGTGAACATAAGTTTGATGCCAAAGAATGCATGGAAGTAATTAACGATCAAATCCTCGAGTTCCAATACTACTTGGGTGAAACTTGTGGAGATAAAGCAACTCGTTGGTTCGGCTTTCCTGTGCATCATTGGCTTCTGGAGGCACATAAAGATGAGAATGCTCACGATAAGCTAGATGATGCGCTTATCATGGGTAACAAAAAGATATTGGAGGAAGAATGTGGGCTTTTCAAATGGCTCAATAATCTTATTGCCTATGGCGAATCATGTTATGGAGATTCTCAATATCTGCCTAGCACATTTGATCCAAGCAAGATTGATCTTGTGCATGATATGCGTTTACTGATGGAGCAACAACTAGGGTTGGTAGCCAAGCAACTTGATGAGGAGGCTTGTTTTGGTTGCAAAGATAGTTGGGTCTATGAAGTAGATGACTCACGTGGCGAAGAGTATGGCAAGTGGTGGTTTGCTATCTCTTGCACAAGTGAGACTAAGTACACCCAAGGCAAGCCAATCAAAGAAGCAGATGGATCATATCGCAAGGATGAGTACGGAAGGATTCTCTACTCTGAGTATACACAATACGAACAAGCAGAGGAGACTATCGAAGTCACTAAGTTCTTTGGCGAGGATGATAAATACTTTCGTCTATCAATACCATTTGGGGAGTTTCAAACATTCTTCAACGAGATGGTAAAGTAACCCATAAATATAAATAACATGAAGAAAATAATAATCAGAGCATGCAACATTGCTAGTGTGTGCAGAGTAAACATTGATGGTGTAGAGCAACGATACATCTACCTTAAGAAGGGTGATATTGTGCTAGCTGAAGTTCATAAGGAAGATGCCATTCCATTTGATAAGCTACCAATAGATGTAGCCAATGAGGTCGAGGCTCACTTCGATAAGCTATTCGCAGTACCACTAGATCAACGTGGTAAGGCAGTAAATGATTCACCTGTGGTTGGCATCATGAAGGATGTCCATTGTGAGGCAGATGGTCTTGTTGAGACTATCTCTTTGCTAGTAGATACACTTCATCCCGATCTACCACAAGATGAGCAGAATGAGCTAATCCATGAGGAAGGTGGGTACTTAGATACCTTCCGCAAAGATTACATGGAAGCCAATACATTTAGGCTGTCTGTCTTCGTTAAGGAAGCTCTTCCGTACCCATGTGATGTGTATCCATACCGCAAGGGCGATCCACTCAGAAAAGATGGGAAGAAGTATAGCCGACAAGATGTAGCAACTCTAATTATCAGCGCACCAAGAGGTGATCATGCTGATTACAAAATCATAACAACAAAGAAAATAACTAATGAGTAATCCATTCCAAATACTACAAATACTATCCATCGAGACGAAAAAACGATTAGATATGCTTAATGTCCACGAGATAGACAAGAGTCGCATGAGTGAAATCGATAGGCAAGGTATTGCTATCGAGATGCTCTATACTAAGTGGGGCAACAAGAAGTTCGAACTAACTACATCTCATGCTGAATACCACATTGGCTATGAGACTACTAAGATCGTTAGGGAAACTATTGATAACCTATTCAATGCATGTCGGTGGTTTGCTTGTGGTCTTAATGCCACATGGTCATGTGAAGCATGGTGCTACACCTTTCGAATCTCTGATGTAGAGAGGGCAAATGGTTGTTTCTATGTACTAGACTACGAGGACGGCACATTTGGTGTAGCTAGGAGATGGTTCTCCAGAGAAGACAACGAAGTCGAGACTCTTGGTAAGCCATTTCAAAACAGAGCCATGGCTCAGAATTGGGTAGAGGACAACTATGAACAACTAACAAGAAAGGATAAGTAATGCGTATCAGAATTGATGTCATACAAGACAAGCGAGTGGTTCTTAGATTCACTCGCAAATACAAATGCTCAGATGAACAAGCTCATAACTTCGCCCAACGATGGGGAAGGAAACAAGCTCAAGATCAAGGGATAGATTATACAACAATACACACTAAAACAATGGAGGTAACATGAGTGAAACAAAATACCTAGTGAGAAGAGAATATTGGGATGCCGAGAATGATCGGTGGATCCTGACTACATTAAATGCACATGGAGAAGCAGGTCTAAACTTTATGCAAGGTGATGACTATAAGACATTCAAGGGTCAGTTCGGTGAACCCGATCCTAAGCTTTCTGCATTATACAATGTAGTAATGGACAACAAGATCATTGATGATGTTGTTCCTGAGATTGAGGCAATCAATCGAGTCTGTTGGGCATACCTTAAACTGAAGTTAGGGACATGATTGATATACATATCGACAGCATTGCTCATGACTTGTGGGTTCTCTCTGCTCTTCAAGATGGAGAGGACTTTGAACTTGGATGTGCAACAGCAGAACCATCTAAACGCGAGGCTATTGAACTAGCTAAGCAATACAAAAAAGAAATAACCGCAGACAAGGTCTGCATAATCGTAGAAGGAAACGAAATATGAAAATATATACATTCGGAATAACACTAAATAGGGATACGCTCATGGGCTATGGAAGGACTGCAAAGGGTGCAGAAGAGATGTGTCACAAAGCATACAAGGCAATCACTTCCACTTGGGATGAGGAATATGCCCCAAGAGATTGGAGTAAAGCTAAGGAGTACTTCGGTATTGTCGCTAGAGAAGAGCTAGAAATCCCATGTGCAACATATGATCACGAACTAATCAAAAAGGAGGCATACAAGTAATATGAAACTACTAGATACTAATGGTGGTAACACCAAAATCAGAAAGAATAACGCAAACATCAATGATGGTGTATTTACTATGATTGGTGAGGTCATGGGCAAGAAGCCAAGTGGCATACGTGTCGCTGGATTGAGCCTAGCTCCATCCAATTGGGCATGCCCAGCAAGTATTGCTGCCGGATGTCAGAAACCATGCCTCATGTCGGCAGGTTATGGCAAATTCGATAACGTTCGGATAGGTCGTGAGAAGAAAAGAGATTGGCTCAGAGATGATCGTGATTCTTTCTTGGCTCAGTTGACTAAGGAGTTACATAACTTCGAGAAGCTGACAACCAAGCAAGGTGTACAAGGAGTTGTACGTCTCAATGTCATCTCTGATATTGTATGGGAGAATAAAAAATATGGGATACCTCAGCAGTTCCCAGGCTTATTCTTCTATGACTACACCAAGATCAGCAGTAGACTAGGTAAAACTCCTGATAACTATCCATTGATGTTCTCATGGAGTGGTATGCCTAACTACCAACCTTCTGTGAAACGTGCCTTAACTACTGATGCTCCTATGGCAGTTGTATTTGATTGCGACTTTCCCAAGGAGTTTCTTGGTCGGGCCGTATTTGATGGAGATAAGTCTGACTTGTTTAACCTAACTAGAACTAATGGTATTATCGCTCTTAAGGCTAAGGGTGATGCTAGAGGTTCTAACGATCCATTTGTTGTGTCTAGTCGCAACGCTAACCGCCACCTTCTTGTGGCATAATTGTAACCCAAATAAATAGGAAACATATAATCATGAGTGAAAATAGAATACTAATAATCAAATTCATAATAAATGCCATCAAGGATGTGCAAAGAACACTAGAGCTTGGTCATCTACATGACCCACAATACATCGATGTAGCACGAGGTATGGTGCGTGGATTGTGCTTATCAATTCAACGAGTTGCCGAGCAGTTTGATGGTCAATCTTCAAGCGAGCTTGATGGCTTTTGCGCTTGGGGGACTATCCTTCTGATGAGGGACTATGAGCGTAAGGATATTGATGAGTCAATTGCCAAGGCATTGAAGAACTTCGAGTATAAACTCTATGTCGAGCAAGGTATTCTTGATCAAGAGGAGTCTGGCACCGAGGTAGCAGAAGCAAGAGAGGGTATACATAATGACTAATTGTAAATGTGTACCAAAGAACCAATGGGCAATAGTTCTTACATGCCCAGCAGTTGGTGGAATAGTTAGCGTTATCGGAAGCTTCGATGATCAAGAGCAAGCCTTCGATTATGCACAATCAGATAAGCAATGTAACTCTGACTACCACTATTTCATAACCCAATTCTTCGATAAGGAAGATGAGGACAGATAAGTAACCAAGATAAATAAATAACGAAAGGAAAAACAATGAGTGATATAACCGTAGAACAAGCAGAACAACAACTAGCAGAGGCTAAGCAACGCGAAGAAGAAGCTAAGAAACCATGGGTACTCAAGCCACCCACAATGGATGATATGCAGACCCTCAAGAATCTCATCGATGAGGTCGAGAGTAAGCATTGCGAATTAGAAGATGCAAGGAGTACTCTTCAAGACCAATGGAATGATCAGGTGCGCGAATATAATGACTCAGTTGATGAGTTCAATTCTGCTCAAGCCAATCTAGCTGATCATATTAATCACAATACCAACTGGAGGGATAGTATCGAAGATTACTTTGCCCAAGAGGAGGAGGTGAATGCCGTAGTGGTTAGTGATAAGTTGCGCGAGTTGCTAGTTAACATCAGCGAGAAGGTAGATGAGTTCTGCACTAATGATGTAGAGGGCGAGGATTCTGATAAGTACATCGAGGAGGCAGACATAGATGAGAGTCATGGCGTTGCTGCTGATGTCCATGCTCAACTCGAGACACTACAAGAATATCTAGACAATTGTACTCTGACCTCTGAAGAGAAGGAAGCCGTAGAGAGATGGGGCAATAACCATTCAGTATGGGAAGTCTATGATGTGTTAAAAGAACTAGATAAGGAAGATAGGGATAAGCGTCTTAAGTATGCCCTCTCCTACTACAAACCTGAGGGTACAGGGTATGCAGAGATGCTCAAGGAAATGGCTAACGAGTTCGGGATTGATACAGATGAGTCTTAATTACGAACACATATCCGAGGAGGAGGTGACAGATTTACTCTGTCGCCTCCTTAATGACTACGAAAAGAAACAAGAGGCTCTGTTTACTAGTGGTGGCTCACCCGATGTATTTCATTGGCAAGACTTAGTCAATGCATGCCGTGAGTTCATAGAGGTTTCTACCATGAATGCACCAATACGGAGCGGAGCTGATGATAGGAAGGAGGATAAATAATGGAATACACAAAAAGAAAAGTAACTGAGGAAGAGCTACATGACCTACCTCATCTGTTCTTCAATACAGGTTGTAGATACACAAAGCATGGACAGCGCTTAC